GATATTTGATTCTCAGGTATCTCTGAATAATTAATAGATTTACCTTTCCCTTTTTGATTGACTCTAATATAATCTTGTTTATTATTCCTGTCATTTTCTTTTCGTTTATTTAAACTAATAATAATCAACCCAGCTATAAATAAAAATATACAGCTTACGAACACTAAAAATTCTAATTCTATCATATCTTTCCTCTTACTTTACCTCCTGGTCTTTTTATAGCAGACCCAAATCCTTTGTTTTCTTTTACGCTATCCATGTAGACTTCACAGCACATAGCTTCTTTAGCTACGACTTTACAATCTACAACCTGCATAGTATGTGTGGATAGTTCTAATGTTTTTCCACATACCTTACATTCAAACTTTGCCATATATTTTTTTATTGGTTGAAGCCTTGGAGGGTAAGTTCCCACCACCCTCCAAAGGTTTTACTTCAACGCTGACTTTTTGCCTAGTTCCCACACTAGGTCTTTTCACTTTATGCCCAACTCACGCTTGGTACTCTCGTATAGAATGTTATGGTTTCTCTTTGTCTACATCTTTACTTATCTCTATAGCTCTATCTAAAATATCTTTACCTATAAAGTCTTCCACATACTTAAGGTATGTGTCAGCAACATTAATCTTATCCTTCTTATAAGCTCTAGTGTAGTCCGTATGGAACTTAATCATAGATAACTTTATATTTGTAACCTCATTGTTGGTTCTTTCTATTGAGGCTAAGAACTCTGGGTGCTTCTTTAAATCTCTTTTTAATCTTCTAGCTTTACTTGACATCTGTTTTAATTTTTAATAAATATCGTTTGACATACATAAATACTTTAGCTTAACTATCTCAGTAACCTTAACCTCCACATCGTTAGATGATTTGTGCTTTATTGATAGTTTGTTTAAGAACCTACTATCTGAGTTAATAACATCAAGAGATAATGTTGATACTACTGTTTCGTAATTAGCTTTACTCCATTTCTTTGAGGGTTTGTAAATTCCTTTCACATACCTAGCTGTCCTCCATTCGTAATGGACTATAGCGTGGTAAAGTTTTTTTCTCATTCCACAATACTTTTTATATTGTATAAATCATCTTTAACCTTATTCAGATTAAGTCTAAGCCTTGCATTCTCGGACCTCAACCTCTTGATAATCACATCTTTATCATCATCTTTAAAGTCTATAGATTTCTCACTCCATCTATCCTCATCTATCTTTGCCCTAACTATATCCTCAAGTCTTCTGTAGAGTTCCATGTATTTTTTATCATGTCGCAGAACTTCATCGTGAACTTTCATATAGTGGATTATAGTTGCGTGATTCTTTTTAAATATTTTACCTATAGCCATATATGCTGTGAACAAGTTACTCCTTATAGCTACTGCTATAGCTATATGTGTTTCAACTACATTTCTATAGCGTGTTCCTATCATATAGCTACTTATTCTCTCAGTCTCATAAGCTTCTCTGAATAACGCTTTAGATATTTCTATTTCTTTCTCTGTTAAGTTTAAATCTTTAATGTGTTCTGTTGCTTTAATATATGCTTTCGAGTCCTTCATCTTCTATCTTGTTTGCTAATTGGTATTCGTTTAATTTACTTAAAGCTTCCTCATACTTAGAGTGAACAGATAACATATCTGCCTGAGCCTTAATAGACTTCTCTTTGTACGACTGCATATTAAAGTGTACACTCATAAATGTAGCTCCAGCTTTAAGCATCATATCTATCCTTTTCTTTCTACTCCCTATAAGTTTATGACCAGGATTATTCTCTTCAAAAGCATTAAGCTCTCTCTCCATTTCTGTCACCATATCCATGAAGGTATTGAAGACCTTCATGCTATTTCTTTCTTCCTCGTTTGGCTGTGCTTTTCTTACCAAATCAAGTGCTTGTTCTATCAACTCCATACTTATAAATTGTTTGTATCATGCCACATATCATCATCAATATCATCTATATCAACTAAAGGTAGCGTTTGTTCTGGTTGTTGTTCTTCTTCCAACGGGTCATAATACATCATAGTCTTAGGGTTGAAGGCTCTAAACCTACATACATCTTTAGAGTATGCTAGTATCACAGGGTTATCATCATTCGTTGGTGTACCAACAAGTTTCTGAAACTTGATTTTCCTTACGTGTATCTGAGTCTTATCCCAATCTTCTGAGTTAGGGTTTCTATGTATAGTCAGAAAGTTATCACTTCTGTTTGCCCATACACCACCACCTTCGGCATCATACATTCCTGGAGGTCTAGTAGAACCATCATCAGATACTGCCCTAGACTTTGCAGATATAGAGTGAGTTGATATGATAAAGTGTAAGTCGTACTTAGTCTTAAACCTTCTTATCGCAGCCAAACTTTTATATATAAAGTCATACATGATAGCTGTATCAGGCTTGCGTAAATCATTCCAAGGGTCTATAACGCATCCATCAATCTGCTTCTCGTAACACAATCGTTCAAACTCTCTAAGTAAGTCTGACGTAGTTGGTGTCTCTTCAAACTCCAAGAAGAAGAAATGCTCTGTAATAAAGTCAACAGATTTATCTAACCTAGCCATACTCATTCTACCTAGTTTGTCTTTGTCGGCAGACATACCACACATCATCTCAGCAAGCTCTATAATTATATCTCCAATAGGAGAGTTCTCTGGAGAATATACTCCCCACTTCCATCCGTATTTCTTACTCATCAGAAGCATAAGGTAGAACAAGAATGTACTCTTACCTCTATTGGCTAGACCTGTAATTATAGTTAACTCTTTCTTCCTCATTGTAAAGTGAGGGTCAAGAGATACTATGCCTGTACTTAAACCTTTAGTGTAGCCCTCGTTGTAAACACCAGATATGTAGTCCTTTATATCCTTCTTAGTCTGTAACTTTGCAGATACAAACTTTTCATTTTCTAAACTCATAATCTGTTATTTATTTGATAGGTTACTACATCTTAGTTTTTGATTAAGTAGGTTGTAAACTTTAAGTGCTTGTTCTTCATTGGCATAACATTCCTCTAAAGGTTCTCTAACCCCAGATAATCTTATTACCACCTTAGAGTCTTCCGTATAGAAGCATAGTACTCTTGTTATATCAATACTAACTCCCTTGTTTATCTTTACAAAATTCATAACATACTTTTTTTTGGTTAAAAAAAGGAGGGGCGTTAACCCCTCCATCTAGTATTACTTTTTAGAACGGGAGTCCATCATCTACTGGCTCAGCAACAGCTTTCTTTTCTGTAGGCTTCCAAGTATCTACCTCAACATAGTGAGTCTTACCATACTCATCGGCTCCACCTTTCTTCTTAGCGACCTTTAACTTGATGTACTTCTCTCCGTTGTACTCGTAGATGTGTTGCTTCGCATCTCCATTTAATTTAGATAAGTTCACTGAGAACTCTACTAAATCTCCATCGAACTTTTCAGTTCCGTTTCCTACGTAAATCTTTTCTTTACTCATAGCTTAATAAAATAATTGTTTAAAAGTTTTCATTCCCATCTTGTTGTCAATTAAGTCTGCAATGTACATAGCCTGTTCAATAGTGAATAGTCTAGGTTCATTAACATACTTTCTTAAGGTTGGATAGGACATGGGAATATCATTCCTCTCCATCCCTAAATGTATACCTCTCATTGAAAGGTTGTTTTCTGTTAGTTCTTGTTTTAAATAATTTGTCATAATACTTCCGTTATTAAATGTTCTTCAACTACCTCTTCGTTATCTATAAAGAATCTTCTATAGGTATCGAGAAGGTACTTATACTCATCTCTACCTCTCTGCGTAAACTCTTTACCTGCGTAGAATATAGATACGTTATAAGGCATCTCTTTCTCTTGAGTTATAAATATAAACTCATCACAACCAAACCCATCTGAATAGAATGCTGACTGCCTATCGTACCCATACTTCCTACAAGAGTTTGAGAAACCCCAATGACTTCCATCACCTGTAGTCTTAAGGTCTATCAATGTAGTTCCATTACGGTAATCTGCTTTACCCTTACAGAAGACTCCAGTATCATCATCTTGCCAAGCGTTAGCTATCTCTCTCTCTCCCTCAGCCACTAGCAAATCTCTAACCTCAGAATGAGAGAACAACACATCTTGCATGCGCATTATCTTGTCGTACTCTTTTTGCAGGATGATAGTGGGAGCATCAGGATTATTAGCCTTAAACTCCTTATACCCTTTGGTAGTCCTTGTAGCTGAGTCAAACACCTTAACCTTATCGTTAAACTCGTTAGGCTCTAGCATAGCTACATGGTATGCTCTACCGAATATCATAGGTAGAGTCTCCGTTCTCAAGTGAGGGTTATCCCTCATCATCTTGTAGGTACGAACATCCTTCTTTATTAACCCCAACTGCGAGTTCGTTACAAACTCGTAGTCAGAGTAATAGAAAGAGTCATCCTCTAGTTTCTTTATAAAACTATCGAGACTCATGTTACGCTAAGGTTTTAAGAGCTTTGCTTAAGCTATCTTTCTGTGCTTTTGTCATGGTATACCCACCCATCTTCTGTTCAACAACACTGCCTTTACCATCCTTGATAGCTTTAAGCATTCCATCGTACTGAGATTGTTGTAGCTTTGGCTTCGGTGCTACCTTACTTGTAGTGTTACGACCTTTGACAGCCATGTTACCATCATCATCATCTCCCGTTACTACCCCTACGAATGAAGCTAATGCGTATCGTCTAGCATAAGAAATAGCTGAACCCACTCCATGAGCATCTTCTTTAGTAGGAATATAACAAGTTGATGATACCCACTCACCACTAGAGTGAGATAAAACAGTGGTAACTCCATTCATATCAACGGGCATTTGTATTATAGCCAACTCGTTGTCTGCCAATAGCTTACGCACTGAGTCCCACACTGAACCTAAGTCAGCATAGCTTGATTTAAAGAAAGGGTTCTTTGAGTTTTCTTTTGCAGGTCTTAGAGCAGACTGCACTTTCGATAGGGCAAGGGTTAACTGCCCGATTGTTTCGGATTTTTCCATCTTGTTTTCTTTAATTTAATTTAACTTTGGTTTACAAATATAAAAAATATTTCTAATCTATCAAAGAATTATTAGTAACAATTTCACTAATATCTTTTAAGTGTTTACACTTCATGTAATCTTCTTTTCCCTCGAAGAAACTTATAAGATAACTTAAGGTTACAAGAATATCTGATTGTTCTTGAAGGTTTAGCGTAATATTTTCATGCCCTACAAACTCCTCTATCTCCATGAGGTCTTG